AATCCCAGATGAAGTCAGTTACAGCACCAAGAGCGCCTGCACCGTCGTTAATCTGGATAGAACCAGACACACCGGCAGGAGTAGCGCCAGCAGTTGCCCAAGTATTGTCACCACGCAGATAGGTACTAGCGGAAGGAGTACCAGTAGCAGAAAGTTCGTCTAGACCAATAGTATCGTTATCAATGGTCCAAGTAGCACCACTACCAGATACGGTAATGTCACCCTTATCACCATCAGTAACACCACCACCAATGGCGCCCCAAGCGCTGCCGTCGTAACCCTCAAACGTGGTGGCATCCGTGTTGAAACGGATCATGCCCGCACTTGGCGTGCCCGGTCTTTCCGCAACTGTTCCAGCGGCCACATCAATGGCGCCGGTTCCAGTCATTAAAATGTCGCCGCTAACCGTCAGGTTGCCGCTAATCGTTCCACCTGCAGCAGGCAGCGCAGCATCAGCAACATCCTTGGCTGACTTGACTGCAGTGCTGCTAGCAATCGTGGTTGAGCTGGTTGTGCTCGTCGAATCTGAAACCTTGGACTGGAGCGATGCCGGGGTCACGGCACGAAGCGTGTCCGTTCCAGTTTGAGTTTCTGCGTTGGTGGCAAGTTCGACAATGCCAGCTGTCGTGGTCGATGCGACCGGCACTGGAATGGTATCGATCCAGTTGTCGGTGGTGTCTTTGTAAACCTTGAGCTTGGCCGGGTTAGTGTTGGTGTCAAGCCAAAACTCACCAGGCTGCGGGCTAGATGGCGCAGTCGTGCTGATCCAGACGCCTGCAATGCGGCGTACAACGCCAGCCGTGTCCTTGCAGCTGATGAACGGACCATCGGCGTGATAATTCAGCGCCAGTTCGCCATTGGCCAATTGACTCGCTGTGGGCTCTTTGCCCGACACAGACGAGTTCTTCAGGATGATCTGCAAAGACATGGCTATACAGCCGAAGGACACCCCTATGCAGAGGTGCCCTCAGTCTAAAAACAGAATCAAGTCTGGTTCTTGCCTGCCGTGGTATCCCTGTAAATAAACGCTCGGGTTGTCGTGTCTGCCGTCAACAGCAGATTAGGGTCGGCAAGGCTTAGTGCGGTTTCAACTCGTTTGTAAAGCGAGAATGGACCACCTTGAGTGCCAACCGAGCTTGCGTCAAGCGTGCAACCATTGCTCAGCTGAATGGGGTTGTCTACAAGGCTGTTGTAGGTGTCAACGCTCATGTTGTATTCGGCTTGGACGCCAGCTGCAGATGCAGTCGCAACTGCTCGAATTTGGAAACTGCGTCCAAAGAAGTTTTGGCTGCTTATGAAATTATCGTGACACCAGCTAGACAAATTCCAGGCGTCGTTACTGAAATCAAGGTCGACGACTGGAGCTATCCGTCCGCCAGCGCGGCAACCACCTCGAGCGCCACATGCCAGCCAGTTCAAGTTGATCGTATAGGCGCTGTTGTTTTCAAATGCAAGAGTCAGCTGCTCTTGGCTTGCGCCCCCAGTATCCGCTTGCCGAACATCAAACACAAGCTCTGCGCCATGCCCTAATAGACCGCCTACTTGACCGTAATAACTAATTATTGAGTTGGCATCTTGTGCAGATTGAACAATGATGCGGAACTCCAAATCTGCAGCGTCTCGGTTGTATGAACGGAAGATCTGTTTCTCCCCGTAAGTATTGGTGCAGGCTGCTGCAACAACGTTGATGTTGCTCCACTCCAGAGTTGTGTTTTTGCCGCCGACAGCAAAACCGCCGTTCAATGTGGCATAGACGCTACTTACGTTGTTTGCGTCAATTTTTAGGTAAACATCTGCAAAAACAACACCTGCTGAGAAGATATTGCCTGGATACTCAGGCATTCGATCTGTGGCAAAAGCAGTTGTACCCTGTTCAATCTCAATGATTGGGGCGGTTGATGCACCTCTTGCACCTGCCACGACCACAGACGCATAGCTATTCGCCAGCTGCAACGGACCTTCTTCCACAGCTCCGATGTCACCGTGAACGCTGATCAAAATTGACGATCCAGTCGGTACAAACAGACGCGAAGCCAAAAGCATTGCTTCGGTAATCGTCTCTGGTGCGCCGTTTGGATAGTCGCTTGCGCTATAGCGCGTCCCGTCGTTTGCACCGCTGGGATAGCCGTAAGGGACAGAATCCGCTCCAGTCAATGCCGTGACGCCGTTTGGCACCACATGAACGACCGTAATTTCAGCATCAACAGCTGGCACGGTCACTACATTGTTCGAGTCAGCCCAATACTTCAGGCCGCCAGGGGTGACAAACGCCGGGCCAGCACTGTTCAGCTGACTGTCTGTAGTAGCCGTACTGGAGTTGTCAATGTCGTCGATGCTGGCAATCGTACCGACGCCAGAGTTTGTTGTCGTGGCGTCAAATCCGCTGGACAGCGTGACGTTGGTGGCATTGACAATCAACTCCTCGTTGATTGTTGTTGTACCATTCAGAGTCAGATTGGTGAAACTGGTCGGCTCATCGAGCGTGATGTCGTTGGCGCCAAGGTTTTCAACGCTGAGGGTTTGGCCGGTTGCAATGTCCTCTAAGCCGCGTGGCGTGACTTGATAGCCCTCTTCGTTGAAGCCGGTTGCATAAACGCGACCGCCGTCAACGTTGGTGAAGTAATAGGTGAATTTGTTTTGGTCGGACAGCTCTCCTTGGTACTTGGGGATTGCCTTGGTGTAGTTGAGGTAGCCAGCCCACTCCCAAGCATGACCAAACAAGCGGATGACACTAGGACGACGGAATTGAACGGCCCAGTTATCCAATGCATTGGCCGCTCCACTTGGGACAAAGCTGTCCATGTCCCCGCTGTCTGACGGGTCCAATTCACGGGATGCGCTTGCTTGCGGGGTCAGCAACGTGTGAGCTTGTGCGCTGGTGAAACCAATCGCAGTCAAGAACAGATGCAGCGCCCGATAGTCAGTTGCCGCCCTGTACTGATCTTGGATCAGTGTGTTACTTCCCCACAGCGTCGAGAAGTTGTAACCAAGGGTGGTTGACGATTCGGTACCTGCGGTGTCGTCGTCAAAAATCAGGATTGGCGACTCGTTTTTGTAAAAGTCCTCGGGGTTGAAGGTGGAAGCCATGTGGACATAGCTTTCGCTCCACTTGGTTGCGGTAAAGGTTGCGTCCTCGTTCTCTTCGATGCAAGTGAAATGCTTGTTGCTGCGAGTGACTGTTTCACCCTTCTTGTAATGAGTGTTAGCCGCCCACGCTTGCAAAGTGTTTCCGCGACGCAGAATAACTTCAGAACCTAAAGATGCTCCAGAAATAGAAGTTTTGGCGACCCCTTGTACCAGCAACACCTCGGTTGCACCAAACTCGGTGTCGATAGCAGGGTCAGAAGTGTCAGTCTGAATTACATAGTCACGAACCGGAAGGCGAGCAGCGGAACTGGTGTTCGCCAGCTTCAGGGTGTAACGACGCTGCTCTGGGGTACGAGTATCGACAAAGCGGCGGATGTAAACGCGTTTGCCGATTGCTTCGCTGTTGCCAGCGGCAGTCGTGCCAGGGGTTTCGCCATCTTCGTCCTCAATAGCGGCACTGATATTGAGTCGATCAGTGTCGGAAGTGCTCCAAGCAGAAGCCGTGAAGGTGGTGCGCCAGTCTTTACCGAGCGGGTTTTCAACCCAGAGATAGCTGTCCTCGCGCAAGGTGTACCCGTCCTTGGCAACAATGTCGGGCACGCCGGAAACCGTTGCACTTTCGCCAAGCGGCGTGGTCAGATCAATCGTGCTGGCTGTGATCGCAGAAACAGTGCCCAGGTAAATCCGGCGAACGTTGTTGCTGAGCCCGGAAAGATTGTCCGCAACCTTGATGGTGCTGACGTTCCAGTCGCTGTCCGCCGCAAAGCTGCTGGTGCGGTAGCCGTCGGAAATTGCAGCACACCCGCCAAAGTTCGAGTTGCTGTTGGTAATGGTGATCTCGCCGCCGCTTTCGGTCCAGTGGTGAACGCCTTGCCCGATGGCAAAGACCGACACTTCTTGGATGACTGCTTCGTTTACCGCACGAATGTGGAACGAACGACGGTTGGGGTCCATCCGAGTATCGTCTGGACTTGTTGCGATGTAGTCGTCGTAATCGGCAAAGGCGCCCCAGTTGCCAGCGGAATACTTTTCCCAGCAGTTCAGATCACGCTGCAGGCTTACGCCAGTGAATTGAGCAGTAACAATCGAGCGGAAACCTGTAGGGACTGCGCCATCAGCGTAAATTCCGCACAGACCGTAATTACTGCGAATTGAAGTGTTAAAGATATAAGGGCTAGCAGAAAGAGTAGTATCTGTGTCCTCGGTTTGCGAACCACTGGCAGGCTGTGGGCCAGTGATTTGATACTCGGAGATATTGGTGACGGCTAAGGCGTTATCAAGGCCACCAGTGTTGTTGGTGCCGCCAAAAGCTTGCCGGATCTTGCCGTAAAACTCGTCAAGCTCAGTCTTGCCTGCAAACTGGAAGCAATCAAGGAGGTGATGGCTAGCGGTGCTGCCCTCCTTGTCCATAAAGGTGAAGCCGAAGTAGTACCCCGTGCCAGTCACCTTGAAGATGGCTCGACGGTTGCTTGCGTCGGCTGCTTCATCCGCAACAGCTGGAACGCTGTCGGGCTTAAAGATCGTTTTCCGTAGGTCAATGCCGCACAGGGAAACGCCACGAGGCAACAGCACGCCTCCGTCGGCGTTGGGGTTGAACTCGGTCAACTCCGCGTTAGTCGGCTCTTTGCCGTCCTGCCACTCGGAAACAGATGCAGCGCCAGTGGCGTTGTAAACGGTGGTGACGCCAGGCATCAGGATGATGCTGACTAGATCGTTATTAGTGAGCGGGCTTGTGTAGTACGACTTGGCGGTGATGATCCCGGCCTCGATGATGGCTCGGTTGACCGTTTTGAACGGGCGAGCTTCGGTGTAGCCGCATTCCAGACGCTGCAGTTCAATGCGTTCGGTCGCGGTGCCGCTGGTGCTGTAGCTGCCCGAAACAAACGTGTCCTTGCCGATAAACGGGTTGACGTAAAGGACGTAAGGGGCACTAAGCGGATCGTTGACAGTCGCGCCAGCGGCAATCTCAGCTGCACCACTGAGCTGCCGAACCGCGTCGGTCAGTGCCGCAATCTGGGTGCGGAAGGTGGCTTGCGAACTGTCGATGTGATCGAGTGAGCCCGTTTGACCACCGCGAACGATCTCTGCCACTGTCCGACAAGCTAAATCTTTCCGTCAGTGTAGGGCGCCCTGTCTTTTACGGTTAGTTGGTGCCCATTCGCAAGGCAATCTCCCCGACCGTCACAAAGTTTGCTGAACCGGCGATCACATCCGTTGAACGGGTGTTTACGGCGACCGAGGTAATCAAAATTTGAGTGTCGTAGTACAGGTCACCCGGCATAACCCCAGCGCGGTCCTCCGCACTGTCCACCATCCAAAACTCGGCGTCGGCATTACACCCTTTTTCGGTCAGCAATAAGAGCTGCATTAACGCTGTAGATCCCTGTTCGTTAGTAGCAGTGTGTTTACGGTCAATAAAAAAGTCGATTGAGCCGCCTCCGCTGACAAGTGATTTGACTGACTCGCCAAACTTTTCGCCTACTGAAGTCGTATCAACCTCAGGTGCATTCATATTGAGTGACCACTGGGCCATGTCGCACTGCAACATCCATAACGCATTGGTAGGTCCGGCATTGACGTAATACCGAGGTGTAAGGTCCGCGTTGTCGTACTCCGTTATGTACGCCGGAGGATCTGTGTAGTCAGGCGCAAAATCACAAATAGATTCGAGCGAGACCTCATCTTGTGCATCACTAAAGCTGTAATCGCCAATATCTGTGGCGCACTCCGTAATCGCGCTGTTGTACTCTGTCGTACCAACCGCGGAAATAATCAGCGAGTTAAAATCAACCTTATATAGCGATACGCGGTCAGTTGTGCGCCCCAGCAGGGCAGCTGCTCTAGACGAGTAAAAACTTACCTTGTCTAACTGATCTCGATAAATGTAGTAGTTTTGGCTTGTTGTTAAACCACACTCTTCCGAGCGCATGTAAAACTGGTCTGTATTTGTGCCGGTGTAAAAATTATCTTCTGTGCTCGTAATGTGGTTGCGGTTTGTTCCGAGAGTCCACTCGGATTCGTAGTACATGGCATAGCCGTTAGGGCAGTCCGGTCCATCCGTACCGTCGTCTACGTCAATTGGAAGGCCGTTTGCTGAACTAATTGTGATGTAGTCGCCGCTCCAAAAAGCGGGGTTACGTAAATAAATTGAGTTACCACTTGTCTGAACGTCACCGGGACGCAGCACCGTAGGCTCCGGCGCTTCTCGCCGTAGTCGAATCTTCCCACCAACGCCGAGGACAGCCATCAGAAGGTTCCGCTAAGGGATCCACTCGCTTGGAAATTAATGCTGCACGCCGTCACCGCACCAACAGAAACTGGCGTGGACACTTGGGTGATAAAAGCGTCTACTTCAATCTCTGTGTTTTCAGCAGTGTCAAAAACAAACTTCACTTGGCCAATGTCCGTGGAGTTAGTAAACACGCTGTTAAGAATTGCGACTGTCCCGAAGTCGTCTTTGTCATACAGAATTGTCGCGCTTCCGCTTGTTCCACGGATTCCAGGAACATACGTTCTGTCGTAAGAGCCAAGCGTTGTTGTTTCCAGGGAGTCGCGGGCGATATTTAGGGTGTACTCGCGGCACTTTCCGATTCGGACGCCGTTGAAACGCAGTTCACCACTAGAACCAGTAAGCACTGCCATTAGCCGTCCCTCTGACCGCTCAGTCTTACAGAGATACTACTCACACCTGGCCGGACAGAACTAATGCTGGGCTGCCCGGAAAAGCGCCAAAGCAAGCTGCCAACAAGACGGTTTTTCAAATCTGCATCCATGCCTTGCCACACTTCTGCGGGAAGGCTCAAATCGTCTTTCTCGCCGCGAGCGTTGTCATACGCTTCTGCGATCAACAGGGTTTCTGTGTCGCTGAGATTGTCGAACTGTAGAGCTAGTTCTGCGTTAAACGGTTGACTGCCGTAAGCACGGGTTGTGCCAGTGCCGGCAATCGAGGTAAACCGTTTGGTGGCGTACTGCCCTTGGGTCACACGCCGGGATGTGGGCACTAGAGCGGGAAAGGCGGTGGTCATGACACGGTTACGGTGTGAGTGTCGGACTGTGGACTGTCGCTTGCTGAAGGCGAACTGACTGTGCAGGTGAGGACGTAAGTACCAGCTGTCTCAAATGTAATTGTGGCGCGGGGAGCGCCTGAATTTTCAATTGAGGCATCTGCGCCAGTAGTGCTGGAATCCCAGCTCCAGCTGGTAAATGCTGCCGACAGTGCGTCTGCCGTGCCAGTGCCGCTGCCCGCTCCAGTTGCGACAAACACTTCACCAACTGTGTTGGCATCAGCGCCAATGGCCGTGAAGTCGGTCGTTCCAACGCTGACGATTTGGTAGCTCTTGCCGACAACAAAATCGCCTGCATCCGTGGCGTCAGGTTTGCCGTCGTAATCCACGGTGTAGTTCTTGGTCTGACCAGCGGTCGCAGTTGTATCACCGGAAATCGTCACCGTGCCAATCGTGGTGACCGTCGGAGCAGTGACCGCAGTGATTGTTTTGCTGGCTGCGATTGAGGTAGAACCTCTGGTAACGGTGCAGGTGATCGTCTTGCTGCCAGCACTTGTTGCAGTGACAGTTGTGGTCGCTGAACTGCTGCTGCCAAACGTGACGCCAGAACCACTCCAGGCATAGGTGTAGGT